CTGACGGATCACGCACGCAAATTACGACTTGCACTCGGTCACTGTAACGGCTGGATTTGTACTTTCCTCAGAGTCGCTGAATCGTTTTGAGTTTTGCGGAATCAGGAAAATATTATCTCCAAAAATGCAGTTGTTTTTCTTGAAGGACACTTCCGGAGTTTATGTCGTCGGCTCTTACGTCGTCACTACGTCGGCGGATGGGTTTTGTAAGTGGAGTTTTAGTTCGATTTTCCTTGCTTTTCTCAAGTATGTTAGAACTGCTCATAACCCGAGGGTAACGATACACTAAGCAACATTTCAAAATTGCCTTTTTGCACAAAGCAAATGAAAATATATCTTATTTTTTGTATATCAATACAAATTTTGACGCAACAGGGTACGAAAAACGCTCTCCCACGGCTGGTATATGAAAGCTCATGAAAGGACAGATAAAATATGAATGAATCCATTACATTTGGGGAACTGCTCACTATGATTCCGAATCATATTACCGGAAAGAAACCAACAGAAAAGTATCTGAGAGAAAACGAAGCTGTGATTGCTATCAGTCTGGATAAAAGAGTAACCGCCTACCAGAACGGCTATGCCAGTTATAAAGGTTATCCAGATACAATTGTTCTAAATATTCATGATTGTTTCTTTTGTACATACGAAGCGAAGAAATGGATAGAATCCGTCGAAAGGGAACAGGCATTGAACCTGAAATGGTATCTGCTGATTTTTATGCGCGGAGAAGAAGAAATTGCACTGAATCAGTGTTACAGAGAAGAAACAAGACATCGCTACAAAAACGATGAGGATACTTTGTGTGAAGAAATTCCGGACAGAGAACCACCCCCTGATGTTCAGATACACTCGAAAATATTTGTAGAAGAACTGATGCAGACATTAAGGAATGTTAAATAAATAACTTGCAAATTTTCTCAAATAGTGATATAATACAGATATACCATAAAAAGTGAGGGAAAAATATGTTTGTTAATATCCTGATTGGAATATATGAAAAAACAAACACTTCCTATGCCCTGACGAATATTGCACTAAACGGCAATTACACCGCAGCCGACCTTCCCACCTCAGCGTACACAGGGAAAACCATTGTTAATATGGAGCTGTTGAAATATGGTGGAGACGTCAACGGGGACGGTGATATCAACGCTATCGATGCAGCACAGGTTCTTATCTCCACAGCTACTGTCGGCACTGGTGGTGAGCCAACCATCGAAGTTGCACTCGGAGATATCGACAGCGATGGCAAGGCAGATGCAAGCGATGCATCAAAGATTCTGATCTATTCGGCAGAGGCTGGTGCTGGCTACGAAGGTAGCTTGCCAGAGTATTTCAATCTTGTACAGTAAGCAATGAAGACATCCATAGCCATCATTGCAAATATCCAGCTGCTTCTTACAGATTTCAAAAAATTAGCACTTTACAGGAATTTGATGAGCTGGAACAGGAAATAAAATAAATAATCTGCACAATAATTTTCAGTTATCTTTGTTGGTTATAGTAATGGCTATTTCTCTTCATTTATGGTATGATAGTACCTCAGAAAGGAGGTGGCTGTCATGCTAAAAGAGCTATACCACGGAGACATCATTCCATCAGACCGCAGAGCAGACCCCAATGACAGAACATTACAGGAATGGCGGAAACTTTCGGCAGAATTTGAAAAATCGCTGACACCAGAACAAATAGAAACATACCACAGACTCAGCGATATGCAGGGCGAAAGTGCAGCAAAGGATAATGAAGCACTGTACATTCAGGGGTTCAAAGACGGTGCATTGCTGATGATGGAAATACTCGGAGAATAAGAGAAAGCTGGTGTGGAAACGATACCGCACCAGCCTATTTTTTATTCGATACGATTTAGCGTTTTAATGTAATAAACTGCATAATCGTTCAAGGCAATTCCTAAAATCAGCCTGTCATTCTTCTTACAATTGCAGTGCCGTTTTCTTTCAGCCACTGATTCCATTTGTCATATTCAGGATAAACACGATAAATTTCTTCATAAAATTTTTCTGAGTGATTCATGTATTTCAGATGACAAAGTTCATGAACTACAACAGAATCAATCACTTCCACTGGTGCAAGCATCAGCAGACAATTAAAATTCAGATTTCCCTTATCAGAACAGCTCCCCCATCTTGTTTTCTGATTGCGGATTGTAATGTTTGAGGGAATCACACCAATCAGAGGTGCATAATATTGTACACGCTGTGGAATGTATTCTTCTGCTTTTTTGAAAAGAGAAAAGCAGACTCGTGTCAACTTACGATACCAATATTATGAGATGAAAAATTATGTTCCGGAAATCAGCAATATGCTTCCGGCAAGCTTCCGGAATGTCGCTCACTCTTTTGGATGGTGTGCGAAAGCGGTCGATTCACTGGCGGACAGAATCGCATTCTTGGAATTTTCCAATGATGGCGGTAATCTAAATGAAATCTTCCGGCTGAATAATCAAGATATTCTCATCGATTCGGCGGTATCCTCCGCCCTCATTTCGGCTTGCAGTTTCATCTTTATTGAGCTGGACGAAAACGGTTTTCCTCGTTTGCAGGTCATTGATGGAGCGAATGCAACAGGGGAAATTGACCCTGTTACCATGCTTTTAGATGAGGGGTATGCCGTCATTGAGCGTGATGCTCAGACAGGCAAGCCCATTCTGGAGGCGTATTTTCTGCCGAATGTGACGTATTATTTCCGGAATGGAATTTTGGACGAAAGTCTGACCTTGCACCACAAAGCTCCGTTTCCGCTCCTCGTTCCCATTGTCAACCGTCCCGATGCAAAGCGTCCGTTCGGTCACTCCAGAATTTCACGGAGCTGTATGGATTGCGTGCAGACAGTCATTCGCACTTTGAGAAGGTCAGAGGTTTCTTCTGAATTTTACAGCGTTCCTCAAAAATATATTTTAGGATTGTCAGGAGAAGCCGAAGAAAAATTTGATAAAGAAAAAGCAACTATTTCTAGTTTGCTTTATTTCGGCAAGGATGAGGAGGGCGACAAGCCAACAATGGGACAGTTCCAGATTCAATCTATGACCCCATTTGTTGACCAGATGAAAATGCTGGCTAGCGTTTTCGCTGGGGAAACTGGTTTGACTTTGGATGATTTGGGATTCAGCACAGATAATCCGGCAAGCTCGGAGGCTATCAAAGCAAGTCATGAGAATTTGCGCCTGACAGCTCGGAAGGCTCAACAGACATTTGCAACCGGATTTCTGAATGCTGGATATTTAGCCGCCTGTTTGCGTGATAATTACAGTTATGCAAGAAGTGCATTCGCCGGAACACAAGCGGAATGGATGCCAATCTTTGAGCCGGATGCATCTGCTCTCGGTGGCATTGGTGATGCCATTCTGAAAATCAATCAGGCTTCTGAGGGCTTCCTTGGGGCTAGAAATATCAGGGCTTTGACAGGTCTGGAGAGTGATGCGGATTGACTTCACAAGAACTTTACGAAATTGTCCGGAAAGAAATTGATGCAAGGGCATCCACTGACCCTGCATTCCGGACGGCTCAACGAAATATTGAAAAGGGGAACGGCGATTTTACCGATTCCGCCCAATGTTCACGGATTTTAGCCGAAATTTTAGGTGAAAAATTAGCCAATCATATTCTGGAATTACCGCCCGATTCTGGACGTTCAGAAGTCTGTCAACGTCTTCTGAAAGACCATTTCGACGAAATCAGCCGGAAATTTGAACAGGTGCAGTCCAATCAGGATAAGAAAAACGGTATCAATTTAAACACCAAAATTCCGAAATTTCCGGCTGAACGTGCAAAATCTGTCGGCGGTTCTCTCGAAGATACCACAAAATCAGATGAAACAATTCAAAGACGTTGCCGGAATGCCGTCTCTAATGTCGCCAATGCTATGCATGATAGTTTCATTCAAGAGAATGCGAAATTTCGGAATGATGCCGGATTATTTGTGCAAGTTTCCAGAACCGGCGGAGCTGATTGCTGTGAATGGTGTGCAGAGGTTTCCGGCACATTCTGGGGATATAATTCGGATTTGAGAGAAGTTTTCCGCCGTCATGATAACTGTACTTGTACCATTACTTACACCAGTTCGAAAACCCGTTCACGGCTTGTCGGTGAAAGTGACGGAGCAGGAGGAACTACTCATAAATGGGTGGAGTCTCGGAAATCTTGGCAGGAAAAGCCTACACTTCCAGATGTTCACCCTACCAGATTCACTCCTGAACAGGCGAAACGCTTTGAAACTGAACAGCTCCAGAAACAAGGGTTTGTTCGTGTCGGGGATGGGATTAGACTGCTTTCTAGTGACTTGACAAATGGTGAGAATGGTGGTAGAATAAGTATAGCATCAAATGCTCATCCACGAGATGAAGAACTTGAAAAAATGATTCGGGATTGCATTAAACAGGAAATCCCTTGTTTTGCTGATGACCTCGCAAGAAACTTCTCTAGGATAAAACCAGAAGAAAATAGGTACATTGTGGCATTACATGGAAATCCAAATTCTACTTTCTTATATGGCAAGAAAGTAGATGCAAGGACGCTAGCTAATATTATTCGAAGCCGAAAAGATTACAATGGTACGGATGAAATAGTTTTGATTTCCTGTAATACTGGCAACGAAGAAAATACAAGAAAATGTTTTGCTCAAAAGTTGGCTGATGAGTTGGATGTTACCGTACATGCACCAACAAAATATGGTGCGATTGGAGCTTTTGGGCATTACTATTCGTCAACTGAAAAAGGAGTTCGTGATGGAGAATTTAAGCCGTTTAAGCCTACTCCTAAAAACAAAAAGGAGTGATATGCCATGAAAGAAATTACTTCTTACAAAGAGGTTTCTGAAAATTCAAATGGTGCTTCTGTGAAGGATTTCATCGGGATACCATGTGTTGAAAAAAATAAAGTTCTTGCGTACTTTGAAAAATATGCAGAGTTCTATACTATTCTCACATGCCCTGCTACAGATTTTGTAACTGGTGAAACAATAAATGAAAGTATCAAATGCTTTGAAGATGGAGAATACTATTGGACTAATCAAGAAATATATTTGTTCAAAAAGTATGACCTGAAGCTAAATGATGATTTTATTGAATATGTTCTAAATCACTCCTGAATGAAAGTGAAATAAAATAACCCCATTCCGGAAGGTGGGAACGGGGGGAAAGGAGAAAATATGAAAAGGTTCGAAAAACTATTTCTTGATGTAAGCAACGGAAAACTTTATCTGAATGATGAAGAAATTAAGAATGTCAGTTATTTCAAGCTAGAGTTTGATGGTGATTGGTCACTGACGATTACAGAAGATTTTAGACCATTAGGGCAGAAAATACAGAAAGATTATTTTTTGAAAAAATTGAAAAACTGTGCAATATCTTTCACGGCTAAAAAGAAACGCAAGAAAGCTTTTTCTCTGTACGCAACACCAGACGGATTTAAATAGAATCCCCCGTCTGTATATTTTTTAATGTAGCCTGCTTTGTTCAGTTCGGTTAAAATCGTGTCGAGGTCATTTGGAGCTATTTTCGAGAGTTTTTCACTTTCTTGATAGGCATTATAGCGAAAAAAGGAAGCACTTGAGATACTATCCCCTTTTTCGATTCTGCTTTTGTAAATTTCGTGAATTTCCTTGAGAACCTCCTCTGCTTGGTTGGTTAAAATTGTGAGTTCCATTGTTATCACCTTCTTTCTCCTTCCATGCATACCCATATTATAACATAAGCCGACAGAAAAAGCAAATATCTTTGAAACCGCTCCCAAATGAGGGCGGTTTTCTCATACCTAGAAAGGAGTTTATTATGAACGATATAAAAATTGCCGTTTCAATTGGTGACAAGTTAATTGATACAATCCATGTATCTTGTGAACCAGTCGAACAACCCAAATACGACATGAAAAGGGTTCTGAAGTATGCACTTTATGGCATTGATGTGGACATCAAAGAAAGTGCAAATTGTTGTGATATTGGCATAGAAGCTAATAGAATTTCAGAATTGATACAATTGAGAAAAGTAGTTTCAAAGGAACTCAAGGAGCTGTCCGACAATGGCAAAGCCCAATCTTAGACCAGACCACAACGGCACGCAGAGGGCGCAGTTTGACTCCAATAAAAAGCGGATTTATGCCACGCAGAGAATTTGCGGTATTTGCGGCGCACCTGTGGACTTCAAATTCAAATTTCCCCATCCGTTAAGCCCTTGCATTGACCACATTATCCCAGTTTCAAAGGGTGGTCATCCGTCTGACATCAGCAATTTGCAGTTGGCTCACATGACTTGCAACCGCCAAAAGTCGGACAAACTGGTCATGAAACAGGATTTCAGGGAAACGGAAATTGTGTCAAATCGGGAATTGCCGTTGACTTTTGACTGGAAAAATTTGTGATACGTCAGAAAGGGGCTTGCATATGAGCGAAATCAGGCTCGGACGGCAGACCCCGACTGTTTCGGTGGTCTTGCCTTACAAGGAATCCAAGGGCAGTGAAGCAGTTGCAATTTACAACCAATCCGGAAGAACTGCGATGCAATGGCAGGAGCTGTTGATTGAAGATATGATGGCGGTGGATGAGTCGGGCTTGTGGGTGCATATGAAATTCGCCTATTCCGTTCCACGGCGAAACGGTAAATCTGAACTGCTCATTATGCGGACTTTGTGGGCGGTCACTCATGGAGAAAAAACGCTTTACACCGCTCACAGGGTGACGACTTCCCACAATGCTTGGGAAAAAATCATTGACAGACTGGCAAAAGCTGGCTATGTGGAAGGTGACGACTTCGAAACCAAAAAGCAACGTGGCGCAGAAGTTATCAGGATGCTGGACGGCTCAGGCGGTGAAATCCAGTTCCGAACTCGCTCCACAAAAGGCGGACTCGGTGAAGGGTATGACTTGCTTATCATTGACGAGGCGCAAGAATACACCGCCGACCAAGAAACCGCCCTGAAATATATCGTGACCGATTCCCCAAATCCACAGACTATCATGTGCGGAACTCCGCCGACTGCTGTTTCATCCGGCACGGTCTTTCTAAATTTGCGGAAATCCATCTTGACAGGAAAAACGGATTCCGCTGGATGGGCGGAATGGAGCGTTCCTGCCATGTCTGACACGTCTAATGTTGACTTGTGGTATGAAACAAACCCATCATTAGGAACAATCCTCACGGAAAGAACCATTCGTGACGAATTAGGCGACGACCAGACCGACGACAATATTCAGCGTTTGGGACTTTGGATTCGTTACAATCAAAAGTCTGCGATTTCCGGCAAGGATTGGGAACAATTACAGCTTGACAGACCACCAAAAATTCCAGAAATCCGCTTGTTCTATGGTGTCAAGTATGCGAAAAATTCCGGCAATGTGTCGCTTTCGGTTGCTGTCAAAACATCCGACAACAAAATATTCGTGGAATCCATTGACTGCCGTCCAGTGCGTGACGGAAATCAGTGGATTATTTCATATTTGCGGAATGCTCATGCTGAAAAAGTCGCCATTGATGGGGCTGGAAATCAAGACATTCTGGTGAACGAAATGAAAGATGCTGGTGTCAAATGCAAGCCCATCCTTCCGACGGTTCGGGACGTGCAACAGGCAAATGCGATTTTTGAACAAAAGCTTTTTGCAAAGGGAATTGATGTTTCTCATCATAATAATGATAGTGGAGCAATTGATTTTCAGAAAGTGAAACAAGCTGGTTATGATTTTGTTATCATCAAGGCTGGCGGTGCGGAAGTCGGGTATTACACGGATTCTTGTTTTGAGGAAAATTATGCAGGAGCGAAATCAGCAGGCTTGCATGTTGGAGCTTATTACTTTACTTCTGCATTTACCACGGCGGAACAGGGACGGACACAGGCTCAAAAATTCCTTGACATCATCAAGGGGAAAACATTTGATTTTCCGGTGTATGTGGATGTGGAGCAATTCAAAGGGAATCCGGCAGGTGCAACAGATGCAACCACAGCATTTTGTGATTTTATGGAGAGAAACGGCTATTTTGTCGCCATCTATTCCAGTGATATTTCCGGATTTCAAGAGAATCTTCGAATTGACAGGCTGAAAGACTATAGTAAATGGGTTGCAAGGTACGGCTCAATGCCGAAATATGTCAAGGATTATGACATTTGGCAGAAGTCCGAGACTGGGAAAGTTGATGGCATTTCCGGCTATGTCGATTTGAATGAGTGCTATCAGGATTTTCCGGCTATCATCAAGGGTGCTGGGCTGAA